AAGAATCAGCAGCTGGCAGCTATGTACCAGACCTCAGGCCGTCAAAGCACAATGCTAACCGATCAGACTGATAAGTTGGGCGGTTAATTTGTGGAAGCAAGAATAAAAACACTCCAAGAATATAGCGATGATCTGTTTGGTAAGAGGCAGAATCTCATGTCTGTATGGCAGGAGATGGCTGACAACTTCTATCCCCAGCGCGCCGATTTTACCACAATGCGTAATCTCGGCAGTGACTTCGCTGCTCTGCTTTCAACCAGCTATCCCATTATGGTGCGTGACCAGCTGGGCAATACCTTCAGCAGCATGCTCCGGCCGAATGATCAGCCATGGTTCTCTGCAAGCACTTCACGCGAGGACAAGATTGATAATGAAGGCAAGCGCTGGCTGGAGTGGGCAACCAATATACAGCGCCGCGCTATGTATGACCGTATTACGCAATTCGTGCGCGCGACGAAAGAAGGCGATCATGACTTCGCCACGTTTGGCCAGTGCGTTCTCTCATGCGAGATAAATCTCAGGGACAATGCGTTCATCTATAACTGTCATCACCTGCGCGATGTGGTGTGGGCAGAAAACAATATCGGACAGACAATCCCCGTATTCCGTAAATGGGCGCCGTCCGTCAGCCAGCTCAATCAGTATTTCAAAGGCAACCTTTCAGCCCAGGCAAAGAAGCAGCTCACAAAGAGCCCGTTTGAAGCCTGGAAGGCCCGCCACGCTATCATGTCCACCAGTGAGTATGATATCAGCGCAGGCGGCAAGAAGTATAATACACCCTACGTTTCGATCTGGTGGGAAGAAGATACTGGCCATATCCTTGAGGAAATTGGCACTCACAACAAAATGTATATTATACCACGTTGGCAGACAGTCAGCGGGTCGCAGTATGCATATTCTCCTGCTGTTGTAGCGGCGTTGCCAGATGCGCGCTTAATCCAGTCAATGACGCTTGTGCTTCTGGAAGCTGGCGAAAAGGCAACAAACCCTCCCCTGGTAGCAGTGCAGGAAGCCATACGCTCTGATATGCAGACCTTTGCCGGTGGTGTCACATGGATAGATGCTGAATACGACGAACGCACTGGTGAAGCTCTCAGGCCAATGAATCTGGACTTCCACGGCATACCAACTGGTGTCGAGCTCCGCGACGACATTAAGAAAACAATCAGCGATGCATTCTACCTGAACAAGATCCAGCTGCCTCCGACAGGCGGCCGCGACATGACTGCCTATGAAACCGGCCAGCGTGTGCAGGAATATATCAGGAACGCTCTGCCGCTGTTTGAGCCCATGGAAATGGAATACAACAGCGCAATCTGTGAGCTCACATTTGAAAACGGCATGAGGAACGGATTATTCGGAGATCCGCGCAATATCCCGCAAAGCATTCGCGGCCTGGACGTTCGATTCACCTTTGAGAGCCCGCTGCATAAGGCCATTGAGAAACAGAAGGGCCCCATCTTTATGGAAGCTGCAGGCTATCTTGAAAAGGCGATGGCGCTGGATCCAACCACAGTTCATACGATTGATATCAAAACTGCCCTCAGGGATGTTTACGATGGCGTTGGCGTTCCTGCTAAATGGATTAACTCATTGCAGCTTGCCCAGCAGCTCGATGACGCTGCAGCGAAACAGCAGCAGATTAATCAGATGCTGCAGACTGTCGGTGCCGGCGCCGACGTGGCGAAGAAGGTTGCTGATGTGGGTACGTCCCTGCAGCAGGCTCAAAGTGGTCAACAACAAGGTAGTGGTCCCGCAGCATGATTCCAAGAAAGCAAGCTCCGCCTAAAAAGAAACTCCCCCTCGTTCCATGGATGCCGGTTCATTACGACGTAGCAGACGTCTCTGCCATCCAGGCATTGAATCGCGGCACTGCATCACCTGAGATGCAACAGCGCGCCCTTGCGTACATCATTAACACCGTCGCTGCCACATACGATGAGCCATATTACAATATGAACTCAGAAGGCCGGCGTGATACCGATTTTGCTCTGGGAAGGGCTTTTGTGGGCCGTCAGCTTGTCAAGCTCACAAAACTTGATTTAGGCAAGCTTAGAAAAATTGAAGGAGAACATCTATGACGGACGCAGCCACGGGTGGTAACCAGTCGGCAACGACTGCCCAGACCAGCACAGCGACAACGACGGACGCGAATAAAACTGCAGCCACGACGCAGCAGACAACCACGACTGATGCAAATAAGAACGCCACTTTAGCCCAGGGTGGTGATGTAAATACTGGCGCACCGACGACATTCCCTGAGGATTGGCGCAAGCAGCTCGGCGGTGAAGATGCGAAGGAGCTGGCGCGCTTAGAACGCTTTGATTCTCCCAAGTCAGTTTATAAATCCTTCCGCGAGCTAGAAGGCAAACTGAACTCAGGCCAGCTTAAATCGGTTACTCCGTTGCCGGCGAATGCCACTGCAGAGCAGCTGACTGAATACCGTAAGGCCAACGGCATTCCTGAGACGTATGATAAATACGATACAACCCTATCAAACGGCCTCACCATAAGCGAATTGGATAAGCCAATCGCAAATATGTACCTGAAGGCAGCGCATGATAACAACATGCCTCCTGCTATGGTTAAGGCAAACCTGGAATGGTTCTTTAAGATGAACCAGGACATTGCTGCTCAGCGCGAGGCAGACAATGCTAAGTTCAAAACAGATTCAGCTGTTGCCTTGAAGGGTGAGTGGGGTGGTGAGTATCAGCAGAACAAAAATATCATCGATAATTTTGTAGCCACAATGCCAAAAGATACCATGGACAGGCTGTTGAATGGATATACCCAGGATGGCAAAAGAGCCGGTGACGATCCTGAAATCAACAAGCTTCTATGGCACCTGGCGACACAGATAAACCCGATGGCTACTGTAGTGCCCAATTCAACCAATCCTGGCCAGACCATTGTTAATGAGCTCCAGAATCTGCAGAAGATGATGGGGAACAAGAGCAGTGAATACTGGAAGGGTCCCAAGGCTGTTGAAAATCAGGCCCGTTACAGAGAGCTGCTTGAGGCTCAGGAGAAAACAAAATCACGAGCCGCGTAAGCAGAGCATAAGGGTATTTACACTTTTCGTTAATTGTGTATAATCTCATGTAATTCTGTATGGGATAACCCTCTCGGAGCCCGAAAGAAGAAAAGCCAACGCGATGGCGCTAAAGTTTCGTTAAGCGGCCCCCTTCTTTCGGGCCAACCCGCTTTGAAAACAGAGGCCAACCCAAAGCTACGGATTCCCACTTAACCGTAAATTTTGGAGTATTGAAATGGCCTCAGTAGCTTTTCAAACACAATACCGCCAAGAATACATTGCCCAATTCGAGCAGAAGCTTAGCTTCTTCAAGGGTTCGGCTGTTAACGAAGCGGTAATCAAAGGCAACACGGCCACATTCCTTGTTGCTGGTACAGGCGGAGCCACTGCGGTAACGCGCGGTCAGAACGGTCTAATCCCAGGTCGTAACGACAGCCTTACGCAGAACTCAGCCACTCTTCAAGAATGGCATGACAAACCGAAGCGTACCGCGTTCAACATCTTTGCATCGCAAGGTGATGGTCGTCGTATTCTGCAGGAAGGTTCGGTAAAAGTTCTCAATCGTAAGATTGACGATCTGATGATCGCTCAGCTTTCCACCGGCACTGTCACAACCAGCTCAGCCGCTGGTGTGCCGTTCTCCCTTGGCTTAGCCGCAAAAGCCCTTGGCCTTCTGGCCCTGAGCGATGTGGACGTCGAGGAAGAAGATAACATGTTCTGCGCAATTTCCCCCGCTGCAATGCAATACGCAATGCAGATCAAGGAATTTGCAAACGCGCAGTATGTGGAAATCAAACCCTTCGTTTCAGGAGCTGTTGAAGGCCCGACCATGCGCTTACGGCGCTGGATGGGTATCAACTGGTTCATGAGCAACCGTCTGCAGGGTCGCACCACGAGCAATGAGCTCTGTCTCATGTGGCATCGTGATTCGATCGGCTGGGCGGTTAACACCGGAGAAATGCAAGTAATGGCCAATTATAATGAAGAAGAAGATTATTATTGGGCTCGTGCTTCCGCCTTCATGGGCGCAGCACTCCTGCAGAACTCCGGCGTTGTTATCATGAATCATGACGGTTCCGCTGTAGCCTCTTCTTAATCCAGCTTAGACGCTGAAACTGTTGAAAGGATAACACTATGTCTTATACCACTTCAACGCTCAGCCTTGCGACTCAGCCTATTGTTGACCGCAAACGCTGGACGTACACAACCCAGGATTCCCAGGCTGCGATCGGGGGCTCCAGCTACATATCTGACGCTGTTCAGAAAGGTGTTTCAGCTGGTGACTCTATCGAGGTCTACAGTTCTGGTGCGGCAGTTCCCTTAATGAACTTCCTGGTAAAAACGGTTCGTTCATCCGTATCAAACGGATCGGCCGACCTGTCGTCAGGTATGTCGCTTTCAAGCTAAGTGCCCACCATTGTTGATGTTTAACTAGAGGGTCTGTGGAAACGCAGGCCCTCTTTCTTTTGAAAGGAAAAGCTATGGCTACCCAAACTGCTACGCCGAAAACTGATAACCCTCTCCGCGCCGACCAGGTGTTAATCACACCGAACTTCGCAGAGGCGCAGTATCGGCGCACTGTTCACTTTGCTGAAGCCAGCCATCTCGTTACGCCGAAAGATATCATTAAGCCTGAGTATTGGGCCCACGTTGCACCGTTGCTTCGTGCGCGCGATCGCGTTGAAGTGTATTCTGAGGATGGCACCTGGTATGCCGAGCTCATGGTTACATTCGTGCCTGAGAAATCCGTTACCAAGCCACAGAACTGGGCCTCAGTGAAGTTGATGCGTTTAGTTGACCTGGCTAAGGACGAAGATGTGAAGGAGCTCCCAAAGGGCTTTACTTCCAAGTTTCTGAACCCTAACCAGCGTTGGGGTATTATCCGCGCAAGCGACGGATCTGTAGTGGTTGATAAAAAGCCATCGCAGAAGGAAGCCGTTGATGAGTTCTTCCGCCTTCAAAAGCAGATGGCGGCTTAACCTTTTTCAATAAAAGAGAAGCAAGATGTCAATTTCATCAGCACAGCAATTAGGATTGTACAATGAAGCGCTCACTCTTTGCGGCGAGCGCACTCTTGCTTCTCTTACTGAAAACCGTGAGCCCCGACGCCTTCTTGACCAGGCCTGGACCGATGGCAACGGTGGTGCGGTGCAATTCTGCCTAGAGAAGGGCTATTGGCCTTGGGCTATCAGGTCCCAGCAATACAGCTATTCCCCATCCATACAGCCCGCCTATGGCTACAATTACGCATTCAACCAGCCGACCGATATGGTCAAGACGGCATCGGTGTGTATCGATCAATATTACAATGTCCCCCTCACGCAGTATGAAGATGAAGGTGGGTTCTGGTATGCCGATCTGCAGAATTTATACATCAAGTATGTTTCAAACGATCCCTCCTTCGGACTCAATTATTCTGGATGGTCGCAGACCTTTATCGAATTTGTTGCCATTTACATGGGCAATAAGATCTGCTGGCGCCTTACCCAGGATGAAAAGAAAACAGACCGCATTGAGAAGATGTACCGCAAGCGCCTGGCAGAAGCGCGCTCCGAATCAGCAATGGAACAGCCCGCGAAATTCTTCCCCCAGGGTGCGTGGGCCGGCGCTCGGTTCGGTAGATTCTTCAGAGGCAATCGTGGTGGTAACGGGGGCAATTACTAATGGCTGAAGGCGAAAATCCCCTTATAGCATTTAACAGGGGCATGATATCGCCCCTCGCACTGGCGCGCTCCGACGTTAAGCGCGTTGCGCTTTCTGCACAGATTCAGACAAACTGGATGCCGCGCGTCCTTGGCTCAATGAT